ACGCTGGTGGGTGGCACGGTGATGGGATTTACCGATCATACTTCCGATCTCACCATCAGCAGCCAGCTTTATAAGGCCGCCACCGGATTCTCCCCCACCAGCATCGAAACCAAGGACAGGTTCTCCGTCGATAATCTTGATGTGGCAGGTATTCTAGATTCGGCAGCGATTACCGAGGCTGACATCATGGCCGGTAAATATGATTTCGCCGAGATCGAAATCTTCATGGTGAATGTAACTGATCTAGCGCAGGGCATTATCATCCACCGCCGTGGCTGGCTGGGTGAAGTCAGCGTTAAAAACGGTCAGTTTGTGGCCGAGGTGCGGGGTCTGGCTCAGAAATTCCAGCAGAACATCGGTGAACTCTACAGCCCCACCTGCCGCGCCGTGTTTGGTGACGCGCGCTGCAAGATCAATCTGGCCAGCTATACGGCCAGTGGCACGGTCAATACCGTGACCAGCAGGCAGGTGTTTATCAGCAACGCCATGACACAGGCGGCTGGCTATTTCTCTGGTGGTGAAGTGGTATGGCTGACGGGTGCGAATGCTGGTCGGCGGATGGAGATTAAGGAATTCTCAAACAAGCAATTCACGCTGGTGCTGCCGATGCCCAATGCGGTGGCAGTCAGCGATACATTCAACGCCATCGCGGGCTGCGATAAAACCTTCAACACCTGCTTTGCCAAATTCGCCAATGCTGTGAATTTTCGGGGTGAGCCGCATGTGCCGGGGATGGACAAGGTACTCGCCACTGCCGCAACTGCTAACGATCTGCAACACTCATGACCCTACACAACGATATCGTCACCCAAGCTCGCACATGGCTTGGCACGCCATTTCACCATCAGGCACGCTTGAAGCGTGTGGGCTGTGACTGCTTGGGCTTAATCATCGGCGTGGTGGATGAATTGGACTTGAAAGATAAGCATGGCCAGCCACTCGCCACCTATGACGAAATCACTTATTCCAAAGAGCCGGACGGTGCGTATCTCACGCAGAAAATTGCCGCATTGCTGGATGAAGTGCCGGTAGAGGGCGCACAGGCAGGTGATCTGGCTTTGTTCAATATGGCGGGCAACCCCCAGCACCTCGCCATTCTCACGGATTATGAAAATGCACTCGGCATGATCCATTGCTACGCACAGGCGCGGCGCGTGGTGGAGCATCGTCTGGATGATGACTGGAAAAACAGGCTGGTGAAGGTATTCCGATGGCATCAATCGTCCTAGCCGCAGCGGCCAGTTCTGCCGCCACATCGCTGGGCGCTGGCACGTTCTTTGCCGCCGTGGCAGGTGGTGCTGGTGGCTTCCTCGGTGGTTTCGTTGACCGCGCAATCTTCGGCGGCGGCAAAACCCGCATCAATCAGGAAGGCTCGCGTCTCACTGACCTGATGGTGCAGTTTTCTACCTACGGGAAAGCCATACCCATCATTTATGGCAACAGTCGCATTGCAGGAAACGTCATCTGGTCGCGCCCGATTAAGGAAAGCGTAACCACCACCACGCAATCGTCTGGCGGCGGTAAAGGTGGTGGCGGTGGTGGCAGCGTGGAGACCACCACCACGACCTATAGCTACAGTGTCAGCATGGCGATTGCCATTTGCGAGGGGCCGATCACCGAGGTGGTGCGCGTATGGGCGGATTCCAAACCGCTCGATCTCACGCAGGGAAGCTATAGCCTGTATCTCGGTAATGAAACCCAGCTGCCTGATACGTTCATCTCGTCGTTCCACCCTACGGGGCAAACGCCCGCATATCGGGGAATGGCCTATGTGGTGATTAAGGATTTTCCGCTGGCCGATTATGGCAACCGCATCCCCAACTTTACCTTCGAGGTGCGCCGCACGCTGAAAAAGCCCTTCGATCTGGAAGATAAGATCAAGGAAATCTCACTGATCCCCGGCGCAGGTGAATATGTTTATGACACGGTGGTGCAGGAAAAAACCTTCGGCCAGCAGGATGTGGCGGGTAATTTCGTGCAGGGCGGCAAAATCACCAAGCTGAACCTGAACAATCTCAGTAACAAAGCCGATAGCCTCGTGGCGCTGGACAACCTGAAAGCGACGCTGCCGAATGTCGAATATGTCTCGGTAATTTTAAACTGGTTTGCGGATTCCGCTGATCCTGCGGTGTGCGTCATTAAACCGGGTGTCGAGTTTGATAGTCAGGGCGCGCGCGTGGCACCCGATGATTGGGTGGTGGCCGGATTCACGCGCAATACGGGCCACCCCATTCTCGAATTCCCCGATGGTTCGCCCACGTATGGCGGCACGCCAACCGATAAAAGCATCGTTCGGCTGTGCCAAGAATTGAAGGTGCGCGGCTATAAGGTGCTGTTTTATCCGATGCTGCAAGTGGATACGATCACCCCGCAAAGCAAACCGTGGCGGGGGCGCATCACCCCCACCAACGCCACCGATGCCAATAATTTCTTCACGCGCAGTAATGGCTACAACGCATTCATTAACCATTACGCCAATCTGAATGTCGGCGGGGTGCTGCTGAAAAACACCATCGACGCCTTCATGATCGGGTCGGAACTGGTGGGGCTGACCACCTACATGAGTAGCCCTGGCGTATTTCCTGCCGTCACCCAACTAAAAAGCCTTGCGGCCAGCGTAAAATCTGCCGTGGGTGCTGGTGTAAAAGTGATGTATGGCGGAGACTGGAGTGAATATCATTCCTCGAACGGCTGGTATCATCTCGATCCGCTCTGGTCAGACAGCAACATCGATGTGGTGGCGATTGACTGCTATTTCCCCCTCACGCCAGATTTGCCGCAAACGCAGATTGATTATCAGGCGATCTACGACGGATGGACGCAGGATGAAGGCTGGGATTATTACTATACCGATTCGGTGAACCGCACCGGCCTCACCAGCTATGGCGGATCGCCCACTTACGCATGGAAGAACGTCAAGCATTGGTGGAACAGCACCCACACCAACCCCAATGCCACGGTAACGGCATGGACACCGAAGATGAAGCCGGTGTGGTTTTCGGAGCTTGGTTTTCCCTCGGTGGACGGCTGCGCAAACCAGCCTAACGTGTTCGTTGATCCTGATTCGGTGGAGAGTTTTTATCCGCGTGGCTCGCGTGCGCGGGTGGATTTTCTGGCGCAACGCACGGCGCTGGACGCTTCGATTGATTATCTCAACACTGAAAACGCACTGGAAGCCAACTTCATCCCCCGTAAATTCATCTGGACATGGGATGCACGGCCATTCCCGTTCTGGCCAGATCTGCTGGGCGTCTGGTCGGATGGTGGCAACTGGAAAACCGGCCACTGGATTCAGGGTAAGCTCGGACTCTCCAACCTCGGCCAGATCGTTGCTGATCTCCTTAAGCGCGTTGGCTATGACAGCACCATGTATGATGTCACGCGCCTGACCGATATCGTCAGCGGCTACATCATCAATAACCGCCAGACATTGCGCGGCTGCCTTGAACAGCTGGCGGCAGCCTACTTCTTTGATTGCGTGGAATCCGATGGGCTGCTGAAATTCATCAAGCGTGGCAAAGTATCGAATGTCACACTGGATTTCACCGAACTGGTGGTACAGGATGATTCCAATGATACGCTTGCCATCACCCGCACGCAGGAGCTGGAATTACCACGTCAGGTGGATGTGATTTACCTGAATCGCACGGCGGATTATCAGGCAGGAACGCAGTCCTCACAGCGGCAAACCGTCAAAGCGGTGGATTACGTGACGGTGAACCTGCCTATCGTGCTGTCCGATCAGGAAGCCAAAGTGGTGGCGGATGTCACCCTCTACAACGCATGGGTTGGGCGTGTGCAGTATCAGCTGACCGTGCCGCCGAAATATGCGCTGCTGGAGCCGACCGATGTCATCACCGTTACCAAGGATGGTGCAGCCTATCTCATGCGCGTGACAGCATCCAAGCTGGTGCGAAACGGTGTGCAGGAGCTGGCGGCGGTCGCGGAAGATGTCAGCAGTTACGACTTTTACAATCCTGCAGGTAGCGGTGCACCTGCGATTCAGCCACCGACAACGGTTTCCGCCACGCGACTGGAGCTGCTTGATCTGCCAGCATTCCCCACCGATGCGATAACGGATGCATATCTTCGCTATGGCGTGGTTGGGCTTGGCGGTGAATGGACAGGATCGGCAGTCTACCGCTCCGATGATGGCGGTGCCAACTATGCCCTGATGCAATCCTTAACCGCGCAAGCAACGATTGGTGCTGCCTTAACCATTTTACCTGCTGGCACGGCCTATACATGGGATGTCGCGGGCAGCGTGGATGTATTGCTCACCTTTGGCGAGCTGCAGAGCGTGACCGAGATTGCGGTGCTGAATGGTGCGAACGTCTGTGTCATTGGCGATGAGGTGCTGCAATTTCAAACCGCAACTCTCATCGGCGACAACCAGTACCGTCTCTCGCGGCTTCTGCGCGGCAGGCTTGGCACAGAATGGGCTATTGCTGGCCACATCGCAGGTGAGCGTTTTATCCTGCTCACCAACGCCCTAGCACGAGAATTGGTAGCATCATCAGGTTGGGGTATCAGCAAAAAGTACAAACCTGTGACAGTAGGCTCCACGCTTGGTGCAACCACCGCTCAGGATTTCACCTATGCGGCAAGAGCCTTAAAACCTTATGCACCCGTGCATATCGTTGGTAGCCGAAACGTGGGTGGTGATCTCACTATCAACTGGAAGCGGCGCACACGGATCGGTGGCGACTGGCGAGATGCAGTGGACATTCCACTATCCGAAGAATCGGAACGCTACGAGTTGGAAATCATGCAGGGCGTAACGCTCAAGCGCACGATTACTGGCCTTACAATGCCCTCGACCATCTACACCGCTGCGCAGCAAGTAACCGACTTCGGATCGACACAAAGCAGTGTCAGCGTGAAAGTCTATCAGCTTTCCGCAGCGGTGGGGCGTGGCAATGCAGGCATAGCCACCATCTAAAACTTAACAATTTAATCAAAGGAACACTCCATGCCTAACACCACGGGACGATTACTGCTGCCATATATTCTGCAATCTCAGTCACAAAAGGAAGTGACGCATAACGATGCGCTCAACATTCTCGATGTGCTGATTCAGGCAGTCGTGCAGGAAGTGGGCTTGAACACACCTCCTGGCAGCCCCACAGTCGGGCAATGCTGGGTAGTGGGTTCATCCCCCACAGGCGCATGGGCAGGCAAAGCCAGCCAGATCGCACAAGCGGCGGATGGTGGCGGCTGGTTCTTTGTTGCCCCATTCAAGCGGCTGAAGCTCTGGAACGAAACCACTGATGAATATGTGATGTTCGACGGCACAAACTGGGTGTCGGAAGGCTTACTGCTCAAAGAAACAGGCGAGTATCTACGGGTGGAGCACAAAACCGAGGATATGACGGTCAACACAGGCGCATTCAAGGATACCACGATCCAGATTCCCGACCGCGCCATTGTGCTGGCGGTCAATGTACGCGTGATTACAGCAATCACCGGCGCGACATCCTTTGGGATTGGGGTTGCGGGTGACACCACACGCTACGGCAACCTGATCGGCATTGCGCTTGATTCCACCAATATCGGTATCACCAGCCCACTGGCGTATTACGCCAACACCGCCATTCGCCTAACAGCCAACGGTGGCAATTTCACGGGCGGCGTGATCCGCACGACGATGCAATACCTCAAACCACGCGGCCCGTGGACATGGTAATTTTATGACCACACACCCAGCCAAGCATAATTTCTATGTGTATCGCGGCGCGACGTTTAGCGAGCAGATCGAATGGAAGGACGAAAGCGGCACGCCCGTGAATCTGACCGGCTTCACCGCCCGAATGCACATGCGCGAAACGCTCGAAGCCGCTGATCCATTCCTGACGCTCACCACGGAAAACGGCGGTATCACTCTCGGCGAGATGGCGGGAACCATCCAGCTGCTTGCCAATGCCACGCAAACCACCGCCATTACCGCCACCAGCGGCGTGTATGACCTTGAACTTGTCTCAGGTGCCAACGTCACCCGCTTGCTGGAAGGGCTGGTGATCATCAGCCTGGAGGTAACGCGATGACGGAAGTAGTCACCATTAACGAAGTGATCCATATCGTCAAAGTCACCGAGCCGAAAGTGCAAGTGGTGACGCTTGGAACGCAGGGACCACCGGGCACCGGCGGAGATATTGATCACGCCAGCCTGAACGGGCTGGATGCCGATGATCATTCTCAATATCACACCGATGCGCGTGGCGATGTGCGCTACTACACCAAAGCGCAAGTGGATACTGGGCTGGCTGGCAAAGCAAACGTGGCGCACGGGCATGGCGTCGCTGATATAGCAGGCCTTCAGGCGGCACTGGATGCAAAAGCGAGTGCCAGCCACGGACACACGATTGCCGATGTCGCAGGGCTACAAACAGCGCTCGATAGCAAAGCGGCTGAAGTGCATGGTCACAGCATTGCAGAAGTGGCCGGGCTGCAAGCTGCACTGGATGCAAAAGCAAGCGCCTCTCATGGCCATAGCATTGCTGAGGTGGCGGGACTGCAAACTGCGCTCGATGCCAAGGCGGATCAATCGGCCATACCAAACACAGCGCAGGCGCAGGTGGACTTTGGCAATGCCACGGGTGGGGAAAGTAACTTCGCTCGTGCGTCGGTGTCTGCTGCATGGGTGGCAGGCGGCTCAGTGATCCTCTGCGCGGTGGCGTCAGGGTCAGCGGATCATGATCCCGAAGATGGGGCGCTCGAAGGCATTACGGCTACGGCCTGCAATCTGGTGGAAGGTTCGGGTTTTGACGTAATTGCCCATGCGCCGGGTGGCAGTTGGGGACGGTATAACATTAACATCATGGGGCTATAGCATGAGCATCATTCTCAAATCGGGCGATTCTGCCGATCTTGCATCGGTGGACGCCAATAAACGCCTGAAGATTAATCTACCGATGGAGCTGGTGGATGCTGGCTACTCGGTACTTGCCGGGGAATCTCATGACGGCGCAAGCGGCGAGCCGCGTCTGGTTCGTGCGGCGCGGGTATCAACCGACGGTCGCCTGCGCGTGGGCGTGGATAATATCTACTGGGCGGATACCTTCAATCACACGGTGGTGGATGGCAGCGCCTATCAATTCGTCAGTGTCACGGCCACCATCGCCATGACCGGTGGCTTTCTGGTGCTGAATGCTGGCAACTCGGTCGCATCGGCAGCGGTGGCACGTGCGCAGACATATAAAACCTTCCCGCTGCATCCGGCAGGATCACTGGAGGTGGCCTTCAGGCTACGCTTTGCCAATAACCCTATCGCCAACAATGTCTGCGAGTTCGGCTTGGGCTTTGCCGCCACGACTGCCACGCCAACGGATGGGGTGTATTTCAAGATAAATAGCTCCGGCAATCTCGTGGGTGTGATGAATATCAACGGTACGGAAACCACAACTGCACCGCTAACGCCACCGGTGGCTGGTCAAGTGCGCCACTATCGCATCGTGATTGATCAGGATCGGATTGAGTTCTTCATCGACGGTGTTCTGCAGGGTGTAATCCTCTCTCCAAATACCGCCGCCGCTGTATCGCTCTCACGCTGGCAGCCGCTGCTCATGCGCTGTTACAATGCCGCCGCAACCGGCACCTCCCAGCGCATGGAAGTGGCCGATGTATCGGTGATTGCCCGTGATCTGGCGCTGAACCGCCTCTGGCCTACGGCAATGGCTGGTGCAGAGTGCGGCAGCTACAACAACCCACGCGGCGCAGCGGTGGCACAGTCTGCCAACTATGCCAACAATACAGCGCCGGTATCCGCTGCACTTTCAAACACAGCGGCAGGCTACACCACGCTGGGTGGCCAGTTCCAGTTTGCAGCAGTGGCCGGTGCGGAAACAGATTATGCGCTCTTTGGCTTCCAAGTCCCAGTCGCCGCAGCCGCTGGTGGTAACCGTAACCTCGTTATCCGAGGGGTGCGGATTGAAACCTTCAACATGGGCGCAGCCTCCGCCACCACACCCACGCTTTTACAGTGGGCGCTGGGCATTGGTTCCACCGCCGTGTCGCTTGCCACGGCAGATTCCAACACCTCAGGCACGCGCTCGCCGCGCCGGGTGCCGCTGGGCATCCAGTCCATGCCAGTGGGAACGCCGATTGGCGGCGCATTAACACCCATCGACGTGAACCTTGATGCACCGCTCTATGTGGCGGCAGGCACCTTTGCCCATGTTATCCTTCGCATACCGGTGGCAACTGCCACCGCATCCCAGATCATCCGTGGGTTGGTGATGATCAACGGCTATTTCGAGTAACCAAACCCACCATCGCAACCACCACCGGCCATTGAGCCGGTTTTTTTATGTCTGGAGGAATTATGACACACGAACAGGAAGCAGAGGATTTGGACGTGCATGTGGCCGTATGCGCGGAGCGGTACAAATCGCTGGAATATCGGCTGGATCGCATCGAGCGGGTGCTGTGGTGGTCAACCACCATCCTTATGACCGGCATGGGCGGCATCATTTTCAAACTCATCACATTACGGGGGATTTTATGATCACACTTCTCGGTGCCATTGTTGGCTTTATCAGCGCGGCGTTTCCTGACCTGCTGAAGCTGTTCAAGGATAGTCAGGACAGAAAGCACGAGCTGACGATCCTACGCCTGCAAATGGAGCAACAGGCGCAAGGCCACGCCAACCGGCTGGAAGAAATCCATGTGCAGGCCGATATTGCCGAAAGCCGCGCTCTCTACAAAACCTTCTATTCCGGCATCCGCTGGGTGGATGCGCTGAATGGCACGGTGCGTCCCGTCATCGCTTACAGCTTCTTCGCTCTGTATGCGGTCGTGAAGGTGATGCAGTTCTCCGCTGATCTGCCGTGGCTGTTATGGACGGAAGAAGATCAGGCGATCTTCGCAGGCATCATCAGCTTTTATTTCGGCCAGCGTGCCATGACCAAAGTGCGGGGTGGCAAATGAGACATGTCACACAGGAAGGCCTGAGCCTGATTAAGCATTTTGAGGGCTTTTCAGAGGCGATTTATCTGGACGCAGCAGGCCTGCCCACGATTGGCTATGGGCATTTGCTGCGTCCGGGTGAAGCGGAGATGTTCCGGCGCGGCATCAGCCATGAGGCAGCTATCGCACTTTTGATCAAAGACGTGGAAGCAGCCGAGCGCTCGGTGCTGCGCCTGATCACCGTGCCACTCAGCAATGGCCAGTTCGATGCGCTGGTGTCGTTCAACTTCAATCTGGGCGGTGGGGCGCTTCAACGCTCCACCCTCCGCCGCAAGGTAAACCGCGAAGAACATGACGACGTGCCAGCCGAATTCCTACGCTGGGTCTGGGCTGGAGGAAAGAAACTGCGTGGGTTGGTTAGGCGGAGGGAGGCGGAGGTCGAGTATTATAATGGGTAATCTGCTTATGTTCCACAGAACGTCTGGTAATTCCGGTTCGCATGGGGCGGTGGGGTTCGGAATTGCAGATTGCTTTCGGTTTCAGCAAACGGATGTTGCACCGCTTCAAGTAGTGTGTGGAACGCTTTGAGGTTGACTTCTTCGGCGAATGCAAGCGCATCCTCCACATGCTGATTGCGCGGGATGATGACGGGGTTACTGTCACGCATCAGGCAGAATGAGGATTGAAGGGGTTTGGTGTTGCGCACCAACCGTGCTTGCCAGCGTGTGTGCCAATCCCGAAATGCTTGAGATTGATACGCCTCGCCGCTGGGGATGGTTTCACTAATCAGATCACGGAAAGTGATGGTATAATCCGCGCCTGTTTTCTGCATCCATTCGAGTAGCGATTGAATGAGCGGCAGATCGTCCGTTTCCTCGCCAAACAGCCCCAGCTTACGGCGCATGCCACAGAGCCATGCCTCGTTGAAGATTGCGCTGTATCCCTCAATCGCGGCTTCGGCGAGGTCGGCGGCGGTATTCATGTCCGCGTGCAATAGCGGCAGCAAGGTTTCGGCGAACCGTGCCAGATTCCACTGCGCGATACTGGCCTGATTGCCAAACGCATAGCGCCCGTTGCGGTCGATGGAGCTGAACACCGTGTCCATCGCAAAGCGGTCCATGAAGGCGCAGGGACCGTAATCGATTGTTTCGCCGCTGATGGTCATGTTGTCGGTGTTCATCACGCCATGGATGAAGCCGATATGCATCCACGAGGCGACCAGCTTTGCCTGTCGTTCGATGACGGCATTAAGGAAGGCCAGATAGGGAGTATCGTGGCGCTCAAGTTCAAGATAATGCCGCGCTATCGCATAATCGGCGAGTGCCTTCAGCCCCTCTCTGTCCTCCCGTGCAGCAGCATATTCAAACGTGCCGACGCGAATATGGCTGGCGGCCACACGGGTGAGGATCGCGCCTTGCAACACCGTGTCGCGGAAGACAGGCTCACCCGTTGTGACCACAGCTAAGCTGCGCGTGGTGGGAATGCCGAGCGCGTGCATCGCCTCGCTGATGAGGTATTCGCGCAGCATCGGTGCAAGTGCAGCGCGGCCATCACCACGTCGGGAATATGGGGTCTGGCCGGAGCCTTTGAGCTGAATGTCGTAACGTTTACCGTCCGGCGCGATCTGTTCGCCCAGTAGATGCGCACGTCCATCGCCGAGCATCGTGAAATGCCCGAATTGATGCCCAGCATAGGCTTGTGCGATAGGTGTTGCGCCCCCTGGTAATACATTTCCAGAAAATTGCTGCGCCAGATCATCCGGGCGCGCATCATCCAGCGAAAGGCCAAGGCCGCTGGCAAGGGCATGATTAAAGATCACCAAACGCTGTGCCTTTACAGGCACAGGCGCAATCCGCGTGTAAAAATCCGCTGACAGCGTGGTGTAGCTGCTCTCCAGTTTCCAGCCTGTTTGCGTTTTTGTATCAGGCATTGGGCAACGCATGCGCCTTGAGTGCTTCCAATGGCACAT